GTATTACCAAAACTATCTGTTCCTGAAAATGTAGTTTGTCCTGCAGTTGCAATAAAAATAAACTCTTGGAAGAAGAATGACTTATCTTCAATACTGTTTACTGCGTCTACAATAGTACCTTGACTTGTAGTTCTAAGTCCCGTAATATCGCCCACGTTTGTGGACACTTCATTAAAAGTTGTTCTAAAATTTTCTAAAGTACTGAATTGGTCTACTTGTTTAGCCATTTATCTTTTCCACTATTTGATTAAGAATGTTTTTAATTTCTGTCATATCACTCTTAATATTATTTATTTCTTCTGCCTGTTTTTTATAATTTTCTTTTCTAAGTTTTTGCAATCTCCATGCAGTAATATCTGTATTGACAATAGCAGAAGACTGTTCATCTCTTGCAAGAGACGTGTGTCCTTCTACTTTGACATACTCAGACATTATGCAAGTCCTAAGCACCTTAATGCTGATACCATAGGAACTACTGAAGTGTTACTTCCTTTACCTACAACTTTAACTGCAAATGCACTGAACTCTGGCAAGTCATCAACAGTCCACTCATATTCTTTAAAGTTTCTTGCATCAGCCTCTGTAGTTACATCAGGCGTTCCTAATGTGTTAAAGTATTCCCAATTTAAATCATCAAACGGTGTTGACTCATCATTCTTAAGAATTTTATATAATACTTGAACACCCGTTGTTGGTGGTCTGAATACATCTGCAATTACTTTAAGTGTAGTTGCAGGTGTTTTTAGATTAACTTTTCTTGTGCAATATACCATTGCATTGTTATCTCCATCGGGGTCTGTTGATGCAGTATATGTAGTTCCAGTAGGAACATCTGAAGAACTATTGATATTATTAATTCTATTAGATATACCGATTGCACCAATTGTACCAACGTCAATTACTGGTGAAACGTTTCCGTTTACAGATTGTAATTGAAGTGTACATGTAAATGATTTCTCTGAAGACATTTCATTTGTTTCGTTTAATGGAGATGCAATAACACTTGGAGAATCAAAGAATACATTATCATTTAAAGTGATAAAGTCACTTGATGTTTTCTTAGTATATGCAGTTCCATTACTATACCCTTCGGGTGAATCCATAGGGGTTCTCAATACACTTGCAACTATTCTAGTCATAGAATAATTTAAACTTGGTATCAATGTGTGTAGGGTATCGTAGTAATAGTTTCTTGTTGAAGTTGCAACTTCCCCACCACCGACTGTTGAGTCATTTGCAGAATAAGTTGTTTTAACATCATAACTTGAAATATCGGGGATTACTGTAAATGAATCTATTCCAATATTTGCAATTGCAGTAAATGATTGGTTGATTGCAGCCACTGGAACACCACCTAGTGTATCTCCGACCACATCTACACCCACTGTTAAGTCTGCAGTTCCACCGTCAAAGTTTACTGCACTTAATGTATCTGTTGTTGCATATCCAGTGCCTGGGTCTGTAATATACGAAGTGGTTATCGCATTACCTGAAACTGTAAATTCTGCACTTGCACCTGTTCCAGTCCCACCAGTTAAGGATACAGTGTATGTTCCATTACTAGGTGTCCCACTCACTGAAGGAGTTGCAATATTTAGAACTCCGTTTTCTTTATCTCCTGTTATACCTGCAAGGATTACATTTGAATTTGTTGTGTACATACCATGTGTATAGTTATAAACTTTTACATACTGTTGACCACTAAATGTCTCAACAGGATTTGACTGTAATGTAGAAACTGGTAATGTCTTATTCTCAAATTTCAATACAGGATTCTTTGATGTATCAAATGATGCAATCTTCATATGGAATTTAAGGTCGTCTTCTTGTGTTGCAGTCCATGTTGATGCATTTTGAGATACAAACAATGAACCTGCATATGGTTGTCCTGAAATTGTCTGACTTGTTGCAAGGTCTTTCTCACCCATTCTAGATATGAATGTAGTATACTCATTTGAGTTAGAATACACAACGAATGAGTATTCAAAATCTTCTTCTAAGTAAACTGGTGATTCAAAAGTAAATGTTGTTGCAGTTGAACCATCAGTTGAAGTATTTACATTGCCTGGATTCTTAGTCACTGTTGAGAAAGGTATTACAGTCTGGCCTGGATAACCGTTTACCATGTTTCTAATTTCTACAGAAACTGGTAGTGTTGTGTCCTTCTTCTCAAAATATAAATCTATAGATGTTACGAACATACCACCTGATTTTTCAACCAAGAATGATTGTGCAAGTGGGTCTCCCCAACCTCTTTCTAATGGGAAATCAAAGAACCTTCTATCAGGCACATCTATTATATCCAATCCCCTTGATGTAGGAATAAATGCAGGAGGTGCTATAAATGGTGGCTCCTCATCTAAAGGTGGTAACTGGGGTGGTTGTATTGGTGGCGAAATTGGTATTTCTACAGGGTCTTGTATAATTGTAGGTATAACAGGCAATTCTGGCACTGGAGGTATAGGAGGTGAAACTGAATCGAATACTTGTGCATTCAATCTCTCACCACTTCTAGTAATTTGTCTAGAACTGTTTGTTCTTTCTAATATTACCCTACCATTTCTTGTAGATGTAATCTCTGTTTGGTTAGATTGTAGTAAACCTTGTGCCTGATAGATACCACTTGCTTGTGAGCCTGGGTTTGATAAATCATAGAAACTTGATGTTAATCTAAGTTCTCTCTGTCCTGTTGGGAATCTTTGTTTATTACTATTAGGTAATTCAAAGTATGCACGAAGTCTACCGTTACCATCTGACTTACAATTTGATGAAATAGTTGTTCCACCGTCTTGCGAATATGTTGTACTAAATGGTCTTACAAACCCATCAACTCTAATTCCATCAAAGAAGAAGTAATGATTTGAATTTGGTTTTAAATTTGTTGCATCAACTTCAATTGTTCTAGACCTCATGAAAGGTACTATTGATATACTTACAACTCTATCGTTTCTTGATTCTACGAAGTCTTCTACAACACTTGTTGTTACACCTGTTCTTGTTTGTGTTTCAACAGTTTCAGTAACTTCTCTTGATACTTGTAATCCTGCAACCCATTCTCCACCTTGTGCTGGGTCTCCACTCCATGAACCATTAGAAGTTGCCTGAACTTCTGTAGATACTACGTTAGGTTCACCGACCCATGTTGTCTGCCATGAGTTCCAAACTGTTCCTAGTGAATTTGTATTTTCTGCAAGAACAGCATCAAAGTTTCCTTCTCTATTAATTCTTACTTCGGGTAGTTGTTCAGTATCATTCCAAATATCTGTTTCGGGCGATAACTTAACCGTACCGAAGAAATTGAATACATGATACGGGTTAACATTGATTGTTCTTGAGGCCTTATCTTGATTTACATATGTTGCAGGTGTATAAGGTAGTGTAATCAAATCTCCAGTCTTTTGAAAGTTTGATGACAATGTACTATTGAATTCAATATCAAAAAATTGTGAGTAAGACTTAGGTCTCATTGCACCAAGTTTTGTATCTACACCTACTTGATAGTCGGGATGGTTTACATCACCAACTCTATGTCCTCTGAAATTATCTACAAGGAACCCTGATTTAAATCTATCAAATCCATCTGCATCTAAAATTTGTTTTGTTTGTGTATCTCTTTCTAATAAAGATAATGCAGTAAGTCTTTCTAAGTTAGTCACACGGTTATTAATCTTACCGATATCTTTCATAGTATATCGTCTATGGTCTTGTGTTCTAACTCTTATGTTCTTTAAGTTTTTAGTGTATGCAGGAATTTGAACTTCAAATAGTTCTATCGCATCATCTATAGCCTTAGGTTTAGTCGGTGATAGTGAAGGTATACCTGCAGAAGTTTGGAATGCACCTGACTTATGTAAGAATACTTTATCAATTCTACCAACATAGAAAGATATGTCACCAACAACACTTGAACCTGAAACAGGAGTATCGTTTGCACTTGCACCAGTAGATGATATACCAACTCTTGATGAGCCAAAATCTCTACCTGTATCATATCCGAATGGTGCAAAGACAGCACCCTCTGTACTATTTGATAAGTTTACTGGGTTAGTTGGGTCTTGTGTATTTGTTGTTCCGAATGTTGAGGTACCAATAATTTGTCCTACAACTGGTCTAAAGTCAACTGCGTCTGAAAGTTCAAACGTTCCATCGGGTTCTAAACCACCTAAGTCTACTCTACTTGGAGAGTATACTGGAATATCTTGATATGGTATTGAAGTATATGACTCAACATCAAAGAAGTCTCCACTATCTGAAGTGAAGTAATCAAACACTACTAATATTTTTCCTGAAGGAGTTGGTTCTCCAACCTTTCTTGTAAGTTTTGCAAGGTCATAGAATCCGTCTCTTTGTCCGTTGTCAAAGAAGAATCTATTTTTAATATCTGGCGAACCTTGTGATACACTAGTAATTGTTGCGACTGCTTTTGAAGTTTGACCAACAATACTTTCGCCTTCTGTAAAGGTACCTGATACCATTCTATAATATGAAGTTGCAAGTGAACCACTATATGTGATTAACACTGCACGTGCATCTGAAGTTTGACCTACGATTGTTTCGTATACTTGGAATGTTCCACTATCTACTGAGAAGTATGATGAAGGTGATAGAGGTGTTGTTCCTCCTACTCCTTCATATATTGCATGAATCTTGTGAACATCTGCAACACCCAATGTGATTTCTTTATCATCATATGCAGTACCATAGTATCCACCAGCACTTCTTGCACTCTCGACTCCAAGTAATCTTGATTGTCTTAATGTTTTATTTCTAGAAGCTGGATTTGTTCTATTTACTGTAAATGTAATTTTAAGTTTTGCACCGTCATTGTTTGCAATTGATTTAGTAAGTGTTTGACCTGAACCACCATCTGAAGCTGCAGTTCCTGTAAAGTCTTCTACATTTAATAGGTCTCCTAAACCATACGCACTTCCGTCTGCTGATTCATCTACTACTGCAATTGTAAAATTATCAGTGTTTAATGCACCAAATGTTGCGTTTGACCCTGTTGATATTGTGAATGAACCACCTGATACATCAACAACTTGTTGTCTTCTTACTTGAATAGAATCACATGAATGTGTTTTTACCCAGTCTCTTGGCCATGCAAAGACCGAAGAAGTTTGGTCTTGGTCATATATTTTTGCACGTTTTCTTGTGACATTACCAGTATACGAACCACCAGCATTACCTGCAAGTGTAAGTGTAGTATCATCAGTGATACTTGAAACTATTAATTCTTCGTTAGAGTTTGAAGGATTGATAACTATATCACCCTCTTTTAATTCTGTTGTAAATTTTGTTGCAAAACCAGTGACTGATGTAGAACTGTTTGTGAATGTTACGGTTCCTAATAATGTTTTACTTGCATCTACTTCTACATTTGCAGTAAATATAGTTGAACCTGCATCTACTGGGTCTTGTGATATACCCCTTGCACGGTCAATGTTGTAATTTCTTACTGCAGTAACTGTAGTTGTTCCCGAAGTTGTACCGTTAGTTGTGATTGCATCTCCAACTACGAATGTACCAACTACATCATGAACATATAATTGTCCACTTGCAGTATATGAAACAATACCTGTTGCAGCTGAAGTTCCACCAACTACTTGGTCTCCTTCCGTAAATGTTCCACTTAGTGTACCACTAAGTTTTGTTAACATCTTAATATCAAATAAGTATAAGTTCCAAGTAGAAGTTGCATCATATTCTTGTGATGATGCAGTACCACTTTGTAAATCTATGTTTCTTAATCTTGCAAAACCAATCTTTCCACTTGCAGGTTCTGTTCCATCACTTGTTATTGTAGTATCCCAAAGTGTGACTTCTTTAAATGGTGATATAGTTGCATCTCCACTTTCGTTACCAAACTCAGGTAAAGAGTGAACGTTTGTAATTCTTAATTTGTTTCCAATTCTTACTGGAGTGTTTGTATTGTTTAATGTAACTGTAGACCTTGCCTTATTGAAAGGTATTGGTGTTGTTCCAATTTTGTCTATCTCATATCCTTTTACATATGCCTTACCAGGCGATACTTGCATTATAAATTTATTTACATCTCCACCATTTGTTGAAGTGTAGTAACCTCTATTTGTAGTATCGTCTAAATGTTCTCTTAAACTATGTGTGAATTGTCTTACAACGAAATCACCATTTGCATCAAATGTTCTTCGTGCCATTGAGTTTTCAATCTCATTGTATATCGGTCTAGTAATTTTTAATTCTATGATACCCTGATTGACCCTGACAAGTTCTACAAAGTCCACGTCATTTACAGTATCAAGTGTATACTTAGATAATGTAAAATCTATTTTAAGTCTATCAGCACCAGCTGCATTTTCGTTTGTTGTACCTGAAGAGTTGTCTAAAAGACTTGTGTCGTCTGCAGAAGATAAAAGACTTTCTGCAATTGTTAGACCTACTCTATATGTTGGTTTACCTGAATACTTTTCTAAAATTAATGTTTGTGCATCAACCTTACAAAAGAATCCTCTTGCAAATATGATACCTTCTGATATACTTGCAATAGAAGCACGACCAACTGGGTTATCTGTTTTTGGTTTTATTGTAAATTCGTTTGCGTTTGCAGAGTTTACCGTAACTGTTCCATCTTCACCAAGTGTACACTCTTGCAGTTCTTCACCCGAGTAAAAAACTATTGAGTTATTTGCATCAGTACCTTGTGAATGAAATTTTACGAATAATGTAATTGCATCAGCAGAGGTTTCTGCACTTGATTCAAAAACTTTACCAACAACACCCGAAGATTTACCTCTTAAAAATTTACCATGAAAAAGTTTTCTATAATCTTCAACATTTGCATCACCAAGTGAATTAGGATTTGCAGAGTTTACTTTAACATAGAATACTTCTAAATCGACATCTGATTCTGCACCAGTAACTAAAGAACCTTCTTCAAACATATGAGAACCAAATCTTTCAATTTGATTCTGTAAAATAGATTGAGTTTGGGTTAATTCTCTTGACTGTAATGGACGACCCGCTTTAAAAAGAACTTTATTGAATTTCTTATCTTCAGCAAAATCATCGTAATACGGTGCTATATTTAAATCAGTTTTCTCTGGCATATTCCTTAACCTGTTAATGGGGACATGGCGTCCCCGAAATTACATTTCTATAATTAGTTTAATATCTTCAATTTGGTCTGCAGCCCTAGTTACAGCACCCCTGTTCTCAACATACAGAATATTTCCTGTAAATCTTTCAACTTCGGGGAATGTAGAATCTATTGTATCTGCGTTACCAATGGTTGCACCACCTTTGTAAACTGTATCGTTTTGTGCAAAATTTACATACCCACCACCACTGTTTGCAATAGGTTGATGTGATACTACTGAACCAGTGATTGATATAATTCTTGATACTGCAACTCCGTCTCCGTCTGCAGATGCACTTAAAATAGTATCATCTACTGATAAACCTGAGACACTTGATAGAGTCATTTTATAATATGCACCTAATGTAGTTGCAGTTGCAACTGTAGTCGTTCCAGCACTAAATGGGTCTTGTAAAAGACCGATTCTTCTAAAGTCATTGTCTGTTGGGAAGTCACCCGAACCTTCATTGAACTCAAATCTTGAGTTAACGATTACATAGTTTCCACCTAGTTCTTCAACTGGGTCTGCACCATGTCCGTTCATTGGTGATATAATTGGTGTTAATACTGCACTACTTCCTGAACCGATACCTGATATATTACTATTAGAAACTTCAATAGAAGCACGGTTATAACCTGAACCGTATGCAGATGTAGTCACTCCAACAGAAGTAATCGCACCACCAGCACCAACAGTCACTGAACAAGTAGCACCTGAACCGTCACCATCAATCGGTACTGAAGTATATGTGCCAGGTGTATAACCTGAACCACCATTGTCTACTCTTACGTGATAAATTGCACCAGCAGTTGCAGAGTTTTCAACATCCCATAATGATGAAGAATCGTTATCTGCACTTGAACCTAATTGTCCATTTGTTCCAGTACCTGAAACAGCAGTTTTTGCACCTAATGTTTTAACTGGGATAAAGTCTGAAGTCACATACTTGATTGTATCGGCAGCTGATACAGTATACATGTATTTCCAAATATAACCTTCAGAAGCACCAGTGTCTGAAGTATAAACTAAGTCTGTTGCACTAGTTCCAGTTGGTTTAACAGTTGATGCAACAACGCCACCTGAAGAATTTCTTCCAGTTCTGATACATTTGTATACATTATAGTCATCTGTTAAAACAAAAAACTTAGCACTAAACAAATTGTTTGCAGTTGTACCTGGCGAAGTGTTTGATGAACTATAGTCATGTGCATACTCATCATAATTAGTTCCTGTTGTCCAGTCGTATCTTGTTAATGCGTGTGATACATCAGCAGTAGACACTTTCTTCATAGAAAGCATATCTGAAAATGAATCCATTTCCTCACTAGTTCCGTTTATTGGAACAGGTGGTGAAGTGTCGTCCGTCCACGGGTGGGAACGACCTATAAAAATATATGTTGATGAAGCTGATTCACCAAAATCCTCTTTGAATTGTTTTGCATTATGGGTGCGAAACTTTTCTGTTATAATTGCTGCCATTTTAAAAATCTCCTACGATATTTATATACTATTTATAACATTATGCAGACTTTATGTATGCACTATATGTAATATTTGTTCTTTTTAACTCCCGTTTTTCAAATTCGGGAATGAATAGGTTTGGATAATAGTCATTTAAGTCATTAAGTCTCAAACCTTCGGGTACGGATTCTTCACTTAAGATATTTCCATAACCATTTTCTAACATAATATCGTCTTCATCGGTTTCATCCTTTAAGTAGTACGATATTCTATAAGTTCTCTGTCCTGTAATTGTATTTAGGGATTTAAAGTTTGTCCCAAATGATGCAAACGTTGTAGAAGGTACAGAGGAATCAGATGATTGTTCATCAATCATTGCACCATTGTCTTCAAAAACCATTCTATCACCATCTTCAAACAATGTAAATTTGTCATTTAAGTCGGGATTTCGTTCTGATACAAAATATTGTATCTCTTTTGTTGTTGTTGCAGTCTCTAATCTTAATAATGTCTCACCATCTTCTGATATTATTCTATCTCCAAACTCTCCCTTGACTTCTGCAAACTCCCTTTCTTCAAATCTCATAAGACTTACTTGTTCTTCAAGTTCAATTCTATTTCCATCTTCCAATACTAGGGTTTCTTCTGAAGGTTGATACAAGTCTTGTATCTTTCCTTGGTCGGCTGCGACAAACTTTCTGTTTTGGTAGTCTAATGTAATCTGATTATCCATTAAATTGATTGAACCTACAGAACGAATAACACCTCTTACATTGTCTGTCCTTACTGAAGGAATTGATTTGTTTACAATCTTGAGAATGTTCATATGACGGTTTCTCATTTTAGAGTCACCATATTCTGTATCGGGTTCTGTTATTGAACCACCAGTTCTAGGGTCTGTATTATATACAGGTTGTCCTGCTTCGTCAAGCGTTAATAGACCAATACCACCTTCGGGGCCCGTTGCAGACATATCTGCATGTAATAGATATGTTCTTAATGAATTTGCAAATGCGTTTGATACCGATAGTACAGGTTCCATCACCATTATAATAGTAGGTTGGAATCTCGAAGAGGCGATATTTCCACCAATAGAATTTTCTAATGCAACTTCACCAAAGAATACATGTCCAGCAGGATGAAGTAGGTCTTTAACTGTAGACCTATATTTGTTTATACTTTCACCAACCTTAATTACGTATGAATGTGTTTGATAATATTTGCTGTCTTGTATGTTGGATGCAGATGCGTTTACATGTCCCTTGTCTGTTAAAAACTGTTCTTGTATTATACCTTCACCACCAAACTTACCTCTTGCATTGTATGGATTGGATTTCATTACCTCAAACTGGTCGGTGTTTTGATATATTACAACCTCATCTATTAGGAAATGACCATCTAAATTTGTGTATTTTAATATGTGTCTATCTGCGTCATAACTTACAACCTCTGCAGTTGTTCCTGATGATTGACCTGTAATAGTAACACCTTTGTTCAGTGTGTTTGTTGGTGTAGTAATCAACATAGGGAATACAGATTTGTTTGATACTACTGAATCGTTTATATAGTCTCTTCCCTGTTCAATAATGTTTAATGATTTGATTCCACCAATCTCGTCTGAGAAACAGAATATTTTACCACCTGTTCCACTTGATACATTTGTTTGTGTGTTTGCACGTGCAGTAAGAGATGTTCCACCGTTAATGGTTTCTCCATTTGAGAATTCCCCTGTATCAGTTGATAATCTTTTAACAACTAATCTTTTGTTGTTAGGTTCTATTCTTATTACAGTTGCAGTTGCACCTGAAGTTCCACCAGTAACAACTTCATTAACTTGGAATCCTGTTAAGTCGTCCATGTAAATGTATCCGCCTGGGAATGCAGTTGGAACAGTTTGATAACCTGCACCACCACTTAATATTTTTACACTTCTTATATTACCAACAGTGGTTTCTAAGTTTATCTCTTCACCATCTTCATATACTAATTGGTTGAACTCTGTGTATAAGTCGACTCTTTGACCGTTTGTTAGTGAGTTTGTAAATACAACTCTATCGTTTTTGTGTGAATAGTCTCTTGTAGTGTATGAAGTGTTTGGTGTTTGAAGAACATCATCAACAAAAACTTTAAGTGTGTTATCATTAAATATGATTAGATTACCGTTGTCATCTCTAACTCCAGGCCCACCAACTTGATTTTCTCCACCAGTTGCAGTATACTCATAGTGTCCAAATACTGAACCACCTTCTAGTAATACTTCATCCCCTACAGAACCAATAACTGCTTCTGCACCACTACCTTGTGTTCCTGCATTTTCAAATACGATTAGGTCTCCACCTTCGTAGTTCGTTCCACCAGTTTCAATGTAAATATGTGTAACACCACCTTTTGATAACCCGTCAACTCTTGCTTGACATTCTGATGCATTCGTGTTATTCTTACTACCTGCAAAAAATACTTTATCATTTAAAGTATACAATGAACCTATAGATGATTCTTCTAATAGTAGACCACCACCTGTTTCTAATAAGATGTCTCCACTATCATTGTGGGATATATACGTTGATGATGATTCGTCTGATACACCATTCACGACACCTATAACAGTTCCAGTATATTCGGTTAACCCATCTCGGTCTATGAATACAACTGTAGAACCTTGTGTAAATGTTCCTATGTGATTGTCTGTAATCTCTATAGAATATTTTTTATCTTCAACAGAATCTACAAATACATTTTCTATTACGGACTCAGCCTCTATTATAGATGTTCCAGTTGTGTACTGAATAATTCTATCTGTTGCAGTTGGAGGTGCAGATTGAACTTGCACTCTCATTCTTCTTACTTGACTATAATCTGATTCGTTTAGATAGATTGTTTCGTTGTCGGGATATCTAATTGTTGCGTCTTGTCCATACAAGAGTCTCATTAAGAACTGTACAGATTCTGCAGTCCCTTTTGTCTGATATAAATCTTTAATGTGTTTGATTGTTAACCTTCGGTCAACAGTGGAACCTATATCTAATGCAGGTATAAAATCATTTTGGAAGTATTGTAAAAATTCTTCAGAGGTTCTATCGACATCGGAATAGTCTAATAACTTATTGTTTGCAAGAACTGAGTTCTGTTTAAAACTTCCGATTACACCTGTTTGTTTGGATTCTCTACCAGTAATTGTTTCTCCTTTTAGAAACCCATTACCTGATATAGTATCTACATAAATCTTATCACCAATTACAATATCAATCTTTGCAACTGATTTAGATTTAGTACCAACTATGAACTCACCTTTTGTAAAAGGGGAGGCATTTAGTGTTGGATTTAAAATTGATTGTTCTGTAATAATTTTAGACGACTCTGAAGTCGGTGAAAAACTGGTATCGGATTCCAATAATAGGTCTCCGATACCATCTTCCAAACTTAAATTATCAAGAACTGATTGCGAAGATAATGTAATTATCTCTGCTTCTAAGTATTCGAAATATGATTTCAGAAAGGCCTCAAGTGCAGGACTTTCCTCTCTTACAAATTCAGGTAAGAGATTTGGAAGTCTTGAACTTAGACTATCTGTTGCATATTCCTTCATATTCTATCTTACTGTACTGTTGCACCGAAAACAGAAATTGGGTACCAGTTTGAACCGTCCCAAAAACATATTACTGCTTCACCTTGTGAGTCCAATACTATTTCAGTACCAGCAGTTGAAGAATAACCCCAACTTGATACTTCAATGTTTGCACTGTAAGTAGATGCAGGTTCAGTTTTTGCATAGATTACTTTTAACTGACCAACGTCTGTACCGTCATCTAAAGTAAATGCAACTGAAGCTCCAGCACCCGACAAGTCAATCGCTGTTGCGAATGATGATGCAAGGTTTGACGCTGTTGCAGTCAAAGTTGTGATATCATCTACTGCTAAATGCGTAGGGATGTTCTCAAACAATTGACCAATTGTCATTTTCTTATTTACTGGTGTTCCGCCAGGATTGTCTACAATATGCAATAAATCATCAGCACCGATTTCTGAATCTGCGACTGCTGTTAAAGCACTTATTTTTTTATCTGCCATTTTAATTTTACTCCTATAAAATCCAAATTAATGGGAAACTACTCGGGGGACTCCCGACCACTTTCTACATAACGATTAATAACTACTGGAAGAGGTTGATGTATAACCAACTCCAGCACTTGATTCACCACTTGCGATGGTGTCTATTTCACCTTTAACCACAATAGATTGTTGGTCGATATCAACTAGATTACCTCTAGTTGCAACCACATCCAAACTATTAGGGATAACGGTAAAGTCAATCGTACTATCTACATTCACAACTGATGTGAAGAAGATGGTATTGATTGATATTTTTCCAGTTGCATAGTCTACAGTACCTGCAGAACTATCTTGATAGATTCTTGTTGACCCTGAAAGGTAGTATCTTCTTAGATTCCTTTCACCGTCATCATCGAAATACTGAGTATTTACTGAATCACCTGAAACTTTAAAACCAGTAGTGGTCAATATACCACCACTAGCCTTTGCATGACCTACATGTGGATTAAAAAGTCCGTTACCGAACTCAACAACCACACCTCTTGTAGTGTCTGTAAAAACTTTTTGAGATTTTTTCAATCTAATATTTGTTGTGTTAGAAAGAATTGAATTATTTGAACTGTCTATATCTTTTATAAGATTAGAGTGTCTAAAGATTGAATCGAAATTACTTAAGTTTTGATTATCGAATGTGTTAATTGCATTTGTTACTACAGTCTCCAACTCACCCTCTGACAATGAAGTTGCATTTGGGTTGTATTTAAATACAGTAGAAATTAATATCTTAATGATTTCGGGATTAACTATAGTTGGTCTAACTGTTAACATATTCAAAGCGTTTAACTTTTTGACAACATTACTTTTTTCAGTATCAGATAAGTAATCAGAGTTCTTAGGTTTGAGTGCAACAAATACTTTTCCATACTCAGGTGGATTGTTGTCTTCACCACCCCACACTGCAACTGCATCTGCGTTCGGGTAATACTCACTGACTTTTGCTTTGTAGTCATTCAGTGTTACCAGTCTGTTTTGAGAAGTATAGAACTTCGTTGCTTTAAACTTGATAGAATCTATAGACTCTTTCTCTGCACCACCTTGTGCAACTTGTGAAGACGTAATAGACGTATTTGAAAACCCATTAATAGAGTTTACCATTGAGAATGTCTTAGCACCATTTGCATGTACACTATCTACTATAATGTAGGTAACAGTTATAATATCACCATCTAATAGTTTTTGTCCTAATACACCATCTCCAAAATATATCTCTCTATGTCCATCTTCATTTTCTTGTTCATAAAAAACTTTAGAAGTTGTTGTTATGTTAGATATATTAGTGGACAATGAATAGGTTGTTATAATACCATTTGAGTTTACATTGATTTGTATTCTTGATTTATCGACTCTCTTATTAGATAATACAAACTTAGGATTTGAAAGTTGTGAATCATATACGAATGTATCTGTTGCATAAGTTCCTTGCACTAATGATACATTATTGTAGATATATGAATCTCCACTTTGAGTTGGTTTTAATGTAGTTGGAACTATAAACTTATATGTCGTTCCATCAAAGGTTGTATTAAATACTGTTCCCCTAGAGATAGACATTTCTGCAGTTGTAGGATATGTATCATCTGCATTTTTTACACCCGATAGCGTCATATCAATAATTGCAGTTGCACCTGTTTCTGATTGGGGAATAAATCCTAAATCTTTTGCACGAGATACTACATTCTTTCTAATTTGTGCAGAATCTAAAAATAGTTCTGAAGCTGCGATGTTAGTATTGACTGCACTAATATGTGATGCATATGCAAGTAGGTCAACTAGTACAGACATTGAAGAACCTTCAAAGTCATAGTCTTTAAATTGTTCTTGTCCTTTTAGGTAGTTTTTAAGGTTGATTGAAATATCATCAAAATCTAAATCAGTAATATTTAATTGTGAACTGTTTACTGCCATTATCGTGTCCTTGTTAGTAAGTATTGCATCTCTTGTGGTTCAATACTATTTATTACATTGAAAAATATTGTCATATTTAACTCGTTTCTGTTTACGTCTTCTAATTTGACTTGGACGTTATTAACTCTAGGCTCATATGCCTCAATCATACTGGCAATTTGTGTACCAACACGTTTACTACCAAACATGGTAGTATCCAATTCAAATAACATGGTTCTTATGTTTGCACCAAAGTTAGGTTTAAATGGTCTTTCATATGCATTTGTGGAAACAATATTTTTTACTGACCTTTTAACTGCTTCGACATCTGTCTTCCTAGTGATGTCTCCTGTTATAGGGTGTGGAGTAAATGAAAGGTTGATATCTGAATAGTTATTTTCAGTTACAACCGTTTTTCCTTTGTTAACATATTCAGCCATACTTCTATTTATACGCTCTTGGGAACTGTAATGTCGATTGTTTGTGGAAAGCCTATAAGTTTTAGTAAATCACAGAATGTTAGGTTGATAAAATCAAATATCTTACCAAGTCCTATCGCTTTAAAGAACTTTTCTACAGTCTCAACCCACATGAATAGTAGTTTCTTTTTCCAATTAATCTTAAAATCTCTAAAGTCTGAAATCAAACTGTTAATTTCATCTTCTATAGATTGTACAGATAGTGCTATCTTTCCACCTATAATAGTTGCAAGGTCAATCCCTGCTATCGTTAAACTATCAAGTTTATTTTTGATATAGTCTCTATACTCCTTTGTCTTTTCTCCATACTTTGCTTTTGCAATTGCCTTCCATCCTGCTATCAATGACTCTAAATCAAATTCGAATGCAGTTGGCAACTTTGGAAGTCCTAATGAATCCCATATCTCCTTAAACTTACCTATGAGTTTCTCCCCCAACTTGAATATTGAATTAGTTACCCAATCCATAATCTCACTCTTAAGATATTTCCATATAGCTTTCGCTTTCCATTCATTACACTCTATACCAAAGTCCCCGTCAAAGACTTTGTATGAATCGGGAAGTAATGCATAAAACTTATCAATTTTATTACCAATCTGAGTTTTGATATTTGTTTGTTCTTCTTTAGTTAAAATTTTAAGAACATCTATTTCTATTCCTAAAAGATTTACCTTAAAAGATACTGGAATGATTTTAGATATTAGTTCCATAATTTTTACTGGGACATAAATGTGAAACTCTTGTAACATTTCTTCTACAGCGTCTCTTGCTTCCTTACCCCAATTACGAATTGTTCCTTTCTCCCAATAAGGAGAAGCTATATCTGCAAGTTTGTCCATAAAGTCTTCTACATCTTTAATAACTTTTTCAATCTCTTCTCTTGCCTCTGCAGTTATCTTTTTTGCATTTGTTACAAGATAGACTTTTAGTTGACTGGGTATATCTCCTATCTTTGCAAGTGCATTTGTTAAGTCTGCCTTAGTTGGTAGATTGATTATAGTTCCATCGGGACATGGGAATGCCGAAGGGATTATTGGAAGTGTCATTGCCATTATGAGTTCAACTTAATAACTGTACCATCTAAACTTATAGTAGGTGCAACAACTGATAGATTACCTGTAGATTCAATATCAGTTTTACCACCGACTGTAATCTTAGCATCTCCACCAACTGTAATGTTTACTTTCCCACCAACCCAAACTTCATCGTCTTTACACACTACAGTGTAATTGTCGTTTACTATTCTAGTTACCTGACTGCCATCAGGATGTATTTCATGGAATGTGCCTGAACGGTGTTCTACTGCAATTCTTTCTGCATCTAGTGTATCATCAATCTCCAATACATGACCTGATTCGGATTCTAAAACTTTGTTGTAAGGATAAACAGGTTTTGCTTTTGATGGAATACCATTTGCACTACTAGTGTCTCTTAAAGTGTAATCACCCTCACCTCTTGCAAACTTAGATAGGTCTGACTCGTCTATGTATAATGGATATTTCGGAAGTTTAGTAACTGTTGGGTTTGTAGTTTTATTCTCCGTTCCATCATACTTGATTTCAAGTTTTTCGGGTTTAGTTGGTGCAGTATCTAATGCATGTTCTAATCCAAAACTTCTGTTAGGAGCTTCGGGGGAATTTGCACCATCGGGTGTTCCTTTATAGTCTGCAACTGTTAATCTTCTTGGGTCATTAAAACCTTTAGAGGCACTTCTTGGTTCAAGTTCATCGTTTTCTTTTTCTAGATAACCATCTGCAGGTATACCAGCAATAGACCCTAAAATAATAAAGTCTTGCATATCGGTTTCGTCTCTAAAGAAACCTACAACAGTTGACCCCTCAACCAATCCATGTTGTGTTCCAAATCCTGATAGTCCTGCACTTGTGGTCGGTAAAATTACTTGTGACCATGGAAGGTCGGGTGTTGCAATATCACTTTTGTTATCAGTGTGAACACCATGTACACGAACTCTTACTCTTCCTATTGCTAAAGGGTCGTTTCTATCTTCTACTATTCCGTAATAATGGTTCATTTCTTTTTAGTCCTTATAGTCCCTAATAATCTTTCAATTCTTTTTTCAGTAGTTTGTTCTGAATCATATGATTTAAATCTACTTTCTTTTGAACACTCTAAGTTCAAAGTTCCATTACTTTCTATTACATTTATCTGAAGAGATAACCCCGTAATTAGATATACATCATCAGCACTCAATTCTAAAAGATTTTCATTAATGACCGCTTCTCCTGTTTGTAATATAAATTTTACTTTTTGTCCTACAGACACATCAGTTCTAGCAGGCAATGAAACCTCAACAGTGTTTTGTGCTAAATTCTCTATAAGTGCTTGTCGTTCAAGTTTAGAATTATCAGAACTCTTAATTCCCATATACTCTTCATCATCTGTTATAGTTTTCTTATTACTAAAAACATGTGTAGTTGTATAATCATTTATAACCAATGAATTATATTTCGTACTTATATCACTAATCGTTTTATCATAATTTACAAGAGGATACTCTCCATTTTCTTTTCTTTTTTCATATAGTGTCTCAATATCAAATGTATTAATCTCTTCAATCTTTCTTACAGGGTCGTAAACTTTTAATGTAGATGCATATGCACCAACAGATGTTCCACGAAGTGTATCAAACTCTTGTGGTTTTAGAGAGGCCAATATAGTTTTATTTTTTTCACTAGCACTTGATGTAAGATTCCCTATAGTAGGATAAAATGTAAAAACTTCTGAGAACTGTCCGTCTAACATACTGTCTAAAGATTTAAAATTATACTGTCCTGTTAATGTCTGATAGAAGAACATACTATTCTTATAACCCACTTTGTTTGTAATTGGATTTGAATTGTTAACTATCCAGTCAAAGGTTTTATTTACTGACCAATTGGGAATCAAAAATTGATGATTATCTCCTTCGGTATTATCTATTTTTCCTACAGACTCCATTGATATGCCTTCACCACCGTATTCACTTTCTACTATTGTCGAAAGTACCTCTAACAGCATTTTCTTATGGGAACCACGTAAGGTTTTACTAAGTCTAGTCTCTTTAGAAGTAAACATTAACTGCTCACAAAAATGTATGTTATATGTTTGAACAATATCATCTACTTTAGATACATTAGAGAGTTTATAGATTCTAAATGTTCTATCTATTCTTTGAACTTCGTCTGTTGGACTTTCTTTACCTTCAAATGGTTGAAGTACTACTCTTAGTTTTTCTTGACCTGTTAGAGATAAGTTTTTAATTAAGTTTCGTCCGTCAATAAATGAAATATCTCCAGTAGTATGTTTACTGTAAATACTTTCATAAAGACCCATACGACTTGCTAAATTGGTAATGTCCCATGGGTCACTATGATAAGGGCTTATAATCTCAATCTTTTCAATGGATATCTTACCCTGTTGAGAATTATCAGTAGTTAGAGTTGCAGTCTCCATATTATTAAGTACTCATTAGTCTTTCAAATTCTCTTACAACTTCTCCGATAAATTTTGGTTGTATAATTTTGATTTTTCGTTTAGCTTCATTTAGATTGTATTCATTCTGCCAGAGAGATACGGAAGTAAATCCTGATGCACTTACATTAGATTTTATTCCTTCTGCATTTATATAATGGTCTATAACATCTCTAGGTTCAATGACACTTATTATTTGTGAAGTCTTGGTCGACCCGACTAAAGTTTCACCTGCTTCCCATTGTCCTCTTTCAACTCTTACTCTTTTATTTAGGGGGTCTACTTCTAAGATATGTCCAGTCCCCTTTGGTGTTGAAACCTTTTCACCCAAAAGATATTTTCTAAGATTCAATAGATTGCCTTGACTATCATAGTTTGGATATTGAACAACATCATCACTTGTTGCAAAAGTTAAGTATTGACCTTTATAATATGTATCTATATGGTTTTCAAAAACTTCAGAACTCATGTGCCAATCATAATAGTTTTCTATATCATTGATTAGAAATAAAATCCAATGTAAGTCTCCATCTCCATATAGTTTAGTTGCAACTACATCGGGTCTTTCCCCTTCTTCTAATTCATAGTATTGATAATCAACAATAGTGTTCATATTGAAAGACTTAACTCTAGCCTTTCTAAAAAAATCTTTTATTGTAACTAGTTTACCATTTGATAAACGATATTGTATTGTTGGAAAATTCTCATATAACTTATTTGACATTTTATTCACCGTCCTCTAAAGATGGATTACTAATCTTAGCCGTTCCAGTTCCAAGAGGTGATATTGATTGATAATTTGATTGTGTTAATAGAACTCCCTCTTGGAATGATAAATCCATATCAATAATTAATGGTTGACCGTCTTCAAAGGTTTCCATTTTACCACCATTGTTGTACTTAACATTGCAACCAGTTATGAAAGAAGGTAGGAATCCATCAAGTTTTTTTGAAATATCACCCTCCCAACTTATCTCCACACCATTAGGGACATTAAAATAGTTTTCAGAAAAATCGGTTCCACCTTTTTCACCTGAAAATGTATCTGGCAACATTGCAGTTTTGAATGTCCATATCATATCATTAATAACTTGTGCCTCCTCTTTTGAATTTGGTCTAAACTGAAAAGACATATCAAATGTTCTAAAGGACATTCCGTCAAACATGATTTCCTGTTGTGGGTTAAAAATTTGTTGTTTTTTAAAATTAATGGTTGATAATGCAAGAGCGTTTACCATTTTTTGGAGGCCTTCAGAAACTTCTGCTCCTAAACCTTTTAGAACATCACCCGAAAAAAGTCCGCCACCATCTATCAAACTCCTTGCGACATTACCAAAGTCTTGAGTTTTGTAACTAACAGTCGGTGAGTTGTTTGCAACGTTAGGAACATAGATGTATATTTCTACCCCTTTATCACTTAATAAGTTGTCCTTCTTCTCTCCATCAATCTCAACAAATCTTTTTTTTCTAGGAAGAATACTGAAGTGTATATAGTTATCTAAAAGAGTATCCCTAGGATATACCAATTCAGCAGAAACCCCAGTTGGGTTTTCTTTAGCCAAAGTTCTAGGAATCATATTTAAACCAACATTTCTACTTTTAAGTTCTTTAGAACGAATAGCCATTCGTTCCCGTTCGAGTTCAGATTCCTTTTCATATTCTGAAACATTTACATTATACCCTGTTCCAAATATCTTACTCGCTATTCCTTTTACAGATGAGATTGCAGTTGTTGCTTCGTTTAACTTTGAGAGAATTTTGTTTACATTTGCCATGTATAAATACCTATGAATAACTTTATATTATCTATTTATGTCAAGAAAATCGTATAGCGGCAAGTTTAAACCAAAGAACTACAAAAAATACAGAGGAGACCCCACTAAAATTTTTTACAGGTCACTTTGGGAAAGAAGATTCATGGTTTACTGCGATAATAACCCGAGTATTATAGAATGGGGTAGTGAAGAAGTGGTTATTCCGTATATCTCTCCACTAGACAAAAGACCCCATAGATACTTTCCTGACTTCTATATCAAATACGTTAATGATAAGGGTCAATCCATAAGAGAAATTATAGAAGTTAAACCTAAGAAACAGACACAACCTCCAAAGGAACCTGTAAGAAGAACTAAACGATATCTAAACGAGATTGCAACATATGCTGTAAACCAAGCAAAGTTTAAAGCTGCAGAAGAGTATTGTAAAGATAGAAGATTGAACTTCAGAATATTAACAGAAGACCACCTAACTTAGATATGAAAAAACTATATGTGTTTGACTTAGACGGGGTCTTAATAGACTCTAAAAAAAATATGGAGAAGTCGTTTAACTCTTTAAAAACTGGTAGACCATTTGAAGACTACTTTAAACTTATTGGTAAACCATTCAAAGACATACTAACTGAGATTGGTATACTTACTGACCAAGATAAACTTATGAAAGAGTACAATGCATTCTCTTCAAAGAATAGTAAAATGATTAAGTTCTATGATGGTGTCGAAGACCATCTGAAACTACTTAAGTCTCAAGGTAAGAAACTTGCAATTGTTACATCTAAACATGTAGATAGAACACATGACATCTTATCTAAGTTGGACGTTGAGTTTGATTTCATCTGTTGTCCTACTGAAGGACTAAGAGGTAAACCCTCACCCGACCAACTACTATATACCCTTGCACATTGTAATACAAGTCCCAGTGATGCAGTCTATATTGGCGACATGATAGTAGACAAAGAATGTGCAGATGCATCGGGTGTAGATTTTATACATGCAGAATATGGATATGGTAAAGTAGAATGTTGGAACAAAGCAAAATCAATACAGTCGGTCTAATACCTGCCCGTTGGGCTTCCACTAGGTTCGAGGGTAAACCCCTTGCAATGATATGTGGACAAACAATGATACAACGTGTCTATGACCGTGCATTGATGTCAAAGAGACTAGACGAAGTTTACGTGGTTACGGATGATGACCGAATTGAAAACTATTGTAATGAAAATACCCTGAATGTAATCAGGATAAATCAGGATGTAAAAACGGGGACTGACCGAATTGCACTTACACTTGATACACTTGATGCAGACATCTATGTTAACATCCAAGGTGATGAACCCCTGATTGACCCTGATGCAATTGATAGATTGGTCGAATACTACAATCCTAATATTGGTACTGCAAATGCATACGTCAAGATTAATGAACCGTATAAACTTACAGACGTAAATGTAGTTAAGGCAGTAATAGACTCACATCATTGTGCAATGTATTATTCTAGATTACCAATATCAAAATATCAACAACTAGGACTCTATGCATTCTCCAAAGAACGACTTAAACTATTCAGAGACCTACCTATGCAGAGTCTAGAGAAATCTGAAAGTGTAGAGATGTTGAGATACTTAGAGAATGGATATGATGTTCAGATGGTGCATGTAGATGATGTAGGTTTGTCTGTAGATACACCCAACGATATAAAATTAGTAGAGGAACATTTAAATGGAAGAAGTTAAACACTTAAACACTCAAAATGATATAGATGAGCTCAGAATAATATTTGATGGGTTAATGGTCAAACCTAAATTAGTTACATTAGGTGAAGCACTAGAAAACGATTGGGAACCTAGACCCGAAGACCATATCAGATTAGCAAAACATTTATTAGACAACAAAGAACTCGAACCAGTTGTTGCAGAAAACTTCAGAGAGAAAATGGATATCTATGAGTATAATGAAAACTTTCATGCAACTAAACTCATATGGTTAATCAATGAGATTAAAACTAAAGGACTGTATTCCGTTCCTCAAGCATACATGAAAGGTGATAAATGGGTTGTACATCCTGGCACTCATAGAGTCCATGCACTTATACATTTAAATAAGTTAGACCAAGAGTTTGTCTTATGGGACAAAGACTCTTCTAACGAACCCCTTGATTTTGATACATGGTTTGAGTTATACACTAAGAGTGATAATAATATGTTTGCAGTTCTTACACCTAACATGATTGAAATGCATGTTGCAGAAGACCGACCTGAAATGTATGCAAACAGTATTAAGGTTATGCAAACTGTAAAAGAGATTAAATTTACAAAAGAATCTTTACTAAATTATTCCTTTTAACTATAAATAGTAATATGATTAATCTTGTTACACGTTTATCTCAAATGTCTCCTGAAGATTTACAGAGAAACACTAAACAATCTTTAGAATGGTTTAGACGTGCAATTGCAACATTACCTCAATCTCAAAGAGATGCAGATGGTGTAATGGAGTCGTATCCAAAAACATTTTACACTATCCTTGGTGGTATGTATATGTTTAAGTATGATGCAAAGTATAAAGATGTCTTACCGTATTGGGATAGGTACCCACTAGTAATACCTTTCCAATTACAAACAGATGGGTTTTATGGGTTGAATCTACATTATATCTCCCCTGCTAAAAGAGCAGAGTTGTTAGTAGAACTTCTCAGATACACGAAAGATTTGGATGAAGGAACTGAAGATGATACACGAATTAGATTGACATATCAATTGATTAAAGCAACAAGTAGACTTAAATGGGCTAGACCATGCATCAAGAGATATCTTACAACTCATATTGACGGAAATATAAGAGAAGTGCCATATAAAGATTGGGATATAATAAGTTTATTACCAACATACAAATTTAACATAAATGCAAATACAGTTTATAAACATAGTAGGGAAAAGGTAGAAAGTTATGTCTGATTATTTAAACAAAAAGTTTTCAATAGATAAGTTAATAGCAAACATGACTTCTCCTGCTATGACCAATCAGTTTGAAGTAGATTTCCTAGGGCCTAATATATACAGAAGTAAAAACACTATGACTGATTCTTTCATGGAAGGAACATTCACTGATAATGGGGTTGAAAACACTGTAACAAAAAGTAAAAATAATTCTAAAAATATGTCTCTTGCATTAGAAGGTGTTAGATGTAGGAGTGCTTCATTACCTTCAAGAACAATAGAGACTGAAGGATATTCTCCAGTAGGAAAAACAAAAATAGTTCCAACAGGAGTTGTGAACGACCAACATACAATGGATATTGGTTTTTACTGCGATACCGATTTTATAGATAGAAAAATACTTCAAGCATGGATGGATTATGTAGTTTCTACGGACACTGCACCATTACAATCTGGCGATAATGATATCGTTTCGTCCGAACGAAACATATTACCAGTATTTCAGTATCCAAAATCCTATCAAGGCACAGTTATCATTAGACATTTACGAAGAGATGACAATAGAAAGGGTAGTATAACGGTAGAAAACACACTACACAATGCATTCCCAACTGCTATAGCTGCACAAGAATTATCAATGGACAATTCTGACATGTTAATATTTACAGTGACTATGGCATTTCAAAATTTTACAACAAAATACCACGACCAAAGTGATGTGAAACCACTTTCAAGTCTTCATAGAGTCTATAATGGAACAGATAAGATATCTCCTGTAGGACTAAATAGTGGTAGAAGAAGATTTGATGGTATTTTAGAAGGACTTGGACTTGCAGCTCAATTCGGTGACGATGGTGCTGAGAAGTATCTTAAGAAATTCAATAAATATGATACCCAAGTAAGTAGATTAAAGAATTCTATAAAGGATTTTAGTAGTCTATTCGGTGGATAATTACAATATGGAGTAAATTATGGGATTACCAATCCAAACAGCACCCACATATGTGTGCAAATTAAGTGACGGAAGGGATGTTACGTACAGACCCTTCTTAGTTAAAGAACAAAAGTATCTTTTGATTGCAAAAGAGAGTGAAGACGGTAAAGAAATCGCAGGCGCTCTAACTCAATTGATTGAAAGTGTTACTTTTGGTAAAGTTGATGCAAATAAACTACCTTTATTTGATTTAGAGTACTTATTTTTACAAATTAGAACTAAATCGGTAGGTGAAACTACTAATATAAAGTTTTTATGCAACGAAACAGACTGTACGGGTAGTGGAAGTGTAGATATTGATTTAGCAAATATCAAACTTACTGAAAATACACAAGATACTAAGTTAATGTTAACAGATAATTTAGGATTAGTGTTAAAATATCCTAGTGTCAAAGAGTTATCCGTAATAGAAGATATGATGAACATAGATGAACGGTTAATTGCAACAGTAATGTATGGTATAGAATCCATATTTGATGAAAATGATGTTTATGAAAGTAACGATATAACAGATGCAGACTTAAAAGAGTTTGTTGAGTCTCTAACAATAGACCAATTAGAGAAAATAAACGATTACTACATGAACACACCTTCATTAAAAGAAACAGTTGAGTACACATGTGAATTATGTGGGACTCAACAAGAAAGAGTATTAGAAGGACTAAACTCTTTTTTTTAATAGCTCTTTCTCATGAAAGTTTAGTTGGTTATTATCAATCTAACTTTCAGTTAATGCAGGAACACAAGTACTCATTAACAGAATTAGAAGAAATGATACCATGGGAAAGGGAGATTTATATAAAACTTCTTGTTGACTACCTCGAAGAAGAACGAGAGAGAATAAGACAACAAGAACACGGTTAATTTTCATTATGTGTAAGTGATTCATAATAATAGAGGACACAAATTATGAGTGATGAAGACAAAAAAGAATTCCATCCTGCCGATACAAATGGTGATGGGAAGGTTTCAAAAGAAGAAGAACAAATGTATCTAGAGTTTAAGAGAAAGGAACTTGAAGATGCAGATGCAATGAGAGATGCACAAAGAAATATGACATGGTTCGCACTAGGTGGATTACTGTTATATCCTTTTGCAGTTGTTCTTGCAGATGTAATCGGACTAGACCAAGCATCTAAAATACTCGGTGATATGGCCGCAACATACTTTGTTGCAGTTGCAGGTATCGTAGCTGCATTCTTTGGTTCACAAGCATATAGTAAAGGTAAGTAATAAGGTATCCCCATGGCAGATGATAGTATAAGTAAATTAAAACAACAGAGAGAACAAGAACTTCTTAAAACTACAGAACAATTTAGTAAGAAGTTTAAATCGGTTGTTAGAAATATGCAGGAAGTTAACACACCTCTTGCAAAAACTATTGCAGATTTAAGGGAAACTACTAAAGGTTCCTATAAAGCAGCTGTCAATGCCAAAGAATTACAGAATTATACTAAACAAGTTGTACAAGCAACCTCTGACAATGCAGATAAAACTACAAAAACATATAAGAAACTTGCAGAAGGGTTGGATAAACTTAGTGGAACCAGTGGGTTCTTAGACCAACTAAAAACTGCACAAGACAATTATGGTACAAATCAAAAGAGAGCATTAATATTAGAACAAGAAATTGCAAATGCAGAGATTGAAAATCGTAAAGAGGTTCAGGACTACCGAGACAAGATACAAAAACTAGAGTTAGACCAACTTCGTGCAGAAGGTTTGGGTCAAGTAGAGTATGGGAAAAAACTTGAAGCAGAAAAGAAAAAACAATCTTTAGCACTCACAAAGTTTGAAACAGAAATCTATGATACCAAAAGAGAAGAATTAGAAATACAGAAAGACTTAATGAGTAAGTCTAAATCTAATTTAGAGAAACTCAACGAAACTGTTGAAAAACAGTCAAAAGAAATAGCAGACCAAGATACTAAGTTTACTATGTTCGGTCAAGGACTTAAAGAACTTACAGGTTTAGATTTATTAGGCACATTAGATGGTGCTGTTAATAAGATAGATGCAGTGGGTAAACTGTTTGGTAGTAAAGACCTATCTGGCAGTATCATGAGTTCTTTCGGTTTTGGAGGCAATGACGATATCGTGTCATCCATAGCTGGAGATAGTCAAGAGGTAGACCCTGCAATAAAAATTGCAAAGAAAGAACTAAAAGAAACTGAAGAAGTTAACGAAGGTGTTGCAACAACTAATAAACTATTAAGAACATTAATAATTGGAGGGGCTATTAATAGCTCAAAGAGTGGGGGTGATAAGAACTCTTTATCAGCAATGTTTCTTGGTGGTGGATTTGCTAGATTAATAGCGGGCGCAGTAGGAACAGTAGCAGGAGCTCTTGGGTTTAAAGGAACACAGGCATCTTTAGAAGCAGTTAGAGATGGGAGTGGAAAGAAAGCAGGAAAAGCAGCAGGTAAAGGAGCAGGTAAAGGAGCAGGATTTCTAAGTAAAATGCCTAAACTGGGTGGAAGAGGAAAACTACTTGGTGGACTTGCTGGATTAGGATTAGGTGGAGCAGCCTACGCAAGTGCTAGTGAAGATAACAACAGTGAATTTTCTGCACTTTCTAAAGGGTTAGACGTATACCAAAACAACAAAATAACAGATAAGGTTAGACCTGATGAACTTGCATCCGAATCTTATGAAAGTTATAGTGCAAGGTCGAATTATAAAGACCTACTTAAAAATTTTGATGACCAAGACCCTAGAAAGGTTGATAAACTATTTAATAAAGATGGCAAGTTAGATAAAAGAACTAAGTTTTGGAAAGACTGGAAGGCAGAATTTTCTAACATATACGGTAAGGATAAGTTGAATGACCCAGCAAAACTGAAAAAAATGCTAAACATATCCCCTTCAGAGTTAGATGACATTCTCGATGAGGGATTAATGAGGAGCAAGAAAATGAGACTTGCAGCAAACTTTGATAGACAAGTTGTGAAAAATTTAGGTGCAAAATTACCTCTCGTTGGAAGTGGTCTAGATGTATTCTTTGATAATAGAGAACAGAACAAATATGGTAAAGGTATAGAGGGGTTAGAATCAGAAGGCCTTCTAACAGGTGATATGTTAAAGACTGCTGAAGGAGCTCAATCTGCAAATAAAAGAGGTAGTGTTGGACGTGGTATTGGAAGTTGGGCAGGTGGATTAATGGGTGCAGCCGCACCAGCTGCAGCTGCAATTTTGCTAGGTTCCAACCCTGTTGGTTGGGCTGCAATTGCATTGAGTTTGATAGGTGGTGTTGGTGGTGCAATGTTAGGTGGCATGGGTGGTGATAAACTTGCAACCTTTGATGGTCAGGCACAAGAATTGACTGCAACACTGGCATCAATAAATGGTATGGATATTTCCAATGAAGAAAAGGAATCAAAAATTGCAGATGCACTTAGAAAGTACAAAGGTATAGTTGATAACAATACTCAGAGAGACTTAACCATTAATACAAAAGGTATGGACGGTACTAACAACACTGCAGTGAATAATACTGCTATGAATACTAATGTAGATAATAGAAGTACTACCATTAATAACACTCGTCCTTTGTTCAGAAATCCCGATGACTCGGCAAGACTAGTAGACGTTAAGTATTCTTAATTTTTTTTCTATCGTATTTTGTTTTGTCCGAATGGACTTGTGTAACACCATGACTCGGTGTTTCTTTTCTGACTTTTAAATCGGGTTTCTTTTTACCAAAGATTTTCTCCCAATTGTCAGCATAGGATTCTTCGTTTGAGTTCCTTCGTACAGAACCTTTTCCTCCATGCCATTGTTTCATTATCTTCTTCTTTGTCTCGTTGGTGCAGCTCTTTTAACTGCGTCTTGTTTCTTACGTCTTTTTAACTGTTGATTCTTTTGGTTCTTAGTGTCGTTAGGTTTCTCATGATATTTTCTATCTCTAACCTCTTGGACTATACCTGCGTTCTCACATTCTTTTTTAAACCTTCTTAACATCCTATCGAATGGCTCGGTGTTATTACTTTTCTTATCTACTCTTGGTTTAACTTCTGGCATTAATTTCTCTTGTTATTAATTATTTAAAAAAGTGTTAAGTCGCCCCACGCTTTACAGCAGTCCCGCTCCTAACCGATTCATCCGCTTGACCCCATGAATCTTTCCCTTACTGATTAACCCCAATCCTTCGTTATCAGTTTGGTGTTGACTATTCAAGGACACATAATGATATGTCAACACCCCCATTTAAAAAACTTACTTACTCAGAAGCAAGTTTTTTGAAGTAATCCATCGCATCATCTTCTTCCACTTGTGGAGTTGACTCAGCTGATGAGATTACAGGTTCATCTGCAACCGACTCAGTGTTAACATTAGACCAAGGCACTTCGTCTAGGTCTTCTGCAACTGACTCTGCAGTTGATGTACTTACTGAACCAGTTAATCCTAACACTCTATCGAGTTTCTCTTTGAGTTCCTCGTATGTTTTGAATTCACTTGGTGCAATAATACCAGTCAAAGAATATGCAGAACCATATGTAGTGTTCAACTTATCCTCATCCTCGAATAATGGTGAAACTGAATCGAACTCTGATTTATCATAGTTCCAGTAACCGTCCACTTTTCTAATTTTGATTTTGAAGTTCGCACCTTCCCTTAAATCAAAAGGGTTGATTGCTTGTTCATCTTCAAATGCAGGTGATATAGCCTCTTTGAGTTGTTCAAAGATTTTTTTACCAAATCTGTATTTAAATACTTTACCTTCGTTAGCAGGATTTTTAGGGTCTGAAACAACATAGACATTTGACACATAATGTAAACGTCTTTTCTGTTTACGTGCAATCTCTTTGTTTGCTTCAATTCCAGTATTCCACAACTGAGTATTGTATTCGGAAACAGGGTCTTGTTTATTAAGAGTCGTTAAAGACTTCTCAATATACCAGCCACCTGGCCCTTGGAACCCGTGGTCGAAGTATGATACCCAAGGCATCTCTTCTCCTTCGGGAGTTGGTAAGAATCTAACTACTGCAAATCCATTACCAGTTTTATCTAGTTCGGGTTTCCAATAACTATCGTCTCCGTAGGATTTTTTTGCACCTTCTGTAGGTGAAGCAGTTTCCATGGCTGCTCTTAGTTTATCTAAACTTGACATTGTATTCTCCTATTGTATTACAATTATATCGCATTATATCAAAGACTCTAGGCCTTGACCTAGAATCCATCTCTCACTACTTTCATAATAAGATAGTTCATTATACTTGATTTCATCCTCTTTGTCTAGAGGGTTTTTCCAATATACTGAACCTTTTCCATAGTACCACTCTAGCAGTGCTATGAACTGACTCCTTTGTGCATTAAGCACTGTAGAATCTTTATTGTATTTATGTGCATAGTTATCACTACCCTCATAAATATTTTCACAAACACCATTTTCCAGTGCATCAAATCCCACCATGTTTATAGTCTCATAACCGTGATGCATAGCATAACTTAATGCTGACATTCCAGTAAACAAGTTCCTAAACATAGGGTCATTGTATGTGATTATTGTTTCGGGATTTATTAACCCTAAAAAATCTGTATAGTTTCCATTACCTTGAATAATGAAGTGTGTATCGTTATCCTTTTTACTTATTCGGATATCGTCATGACTGTAGTTGAAACCTGCAGACATTAACTCCAACATTTCTATTGGAAGGGGTTCAATGTCAGCAAAACCCACTAGGTTTTCTTTATAATATCCTGTCTCTACAATTTCTTTTTGTAAAGGCATATCAGCTGCAAACACTATATCACACTTATTAGTGTCCCTATAGATTGCATTACAACCCCATACTTCATGTATGCAATTGTCAATATCAAAATCCTTTCTACTAGGCCCGTTTCCTAAGATGGTTACTTCTGACATATCTCTATTGTTTTATTTTTGTATTTTGTATAATCAAAATCTATGAATGATTTATACTTTTGAATCTTTATGTGTATTTCGGGATAGACTATTTTTTCTGATATGAGTCTTTCCCAATCGGAACTAAACCCGATAATTGTATCCATTATGCAAAGTGTCTCTAACGATATGCTCTTTGCCATATACTCTTTTAGTAATATAGGATGTTGTCCGTCCTTTACTTCCAGTACCTTTTGTATAGTTTTTTTAAGTAAGATATCAGAGAGTTCTGTTTCATACATATATGACAATTTTTGTTGTCTCTTTTTCCAGTCTTTATAAACTCGTTCACATTCATTATCTAATAAGTCTCCAGCCCAACTATCTTTAAGACTAAGATTTGCAATGTAGAAATCTTGTAAGTCTTGTTTATATGTTTTGAACAATTTTCCAAAATGGAATTTGTCCTTTCTTTTAAGGAATGAATTGATGTCACTCTTTACTTTACCATTGTACTTTATAAAGTCGTAGTCCTTGGAATAGAAGTGTAGTTTTATTCCAAGATAAAGAGTGTATGCATCATATCCTTCCCTACTGGTCATTAAGTTATGATAGTAGGAGTTTTTGGTGGTGTCACTATAGACCCAGTTGCTTGTTGGTATGCTTCTTGAATAGGTTGGTTTGTTGCAACAACAAATACAAATTCATTGAATGTAACTTCACTTGGATTTTCTTGTCCAGTAACTGCAATCCCTCTTGCAAATCCCATACCACCGTCTCCATTTGGATGAGAGATGACCATTCTAGGGTCTTCAATATTCAGTATACCATTTTCTAAACTTTTAAATTTACCAATGTATTCACCACTTGTGGCCACTACCGTGACTATATCATTAATTTCCATTATTTTTTTTCCTCATAAAATCGTGTGATTGTTCCTTGACTAGTCCTACCACGATTGACTAGGCCTAGTTTTTGTGCTTCTGCTTCTAACTTCTCTTTAAGAGGTGGTGTTAAAAGTCTCTTAGCACTTTCGGGTTCTAACCTATGTTCTTCACAAACTTTAACTATTGCACCCATAACATCAACACCCTTTCCACGTGAAAGCAATTTTTCCACTTGTTCAGTAAAGGCCTTTCTTGTTATCATATTAAAGTTCGCCTAGTTCGTAAGTAGTATCAAAACCACCTTTTCTCATAGTCCACATGTCCTCATATTGGTCAAGTGTATCTAACTCATTGATAAGGTCGTTGATTGCGTTTTCCTTTTCATCTGATAAGTTGTCTTCCTCACCATCAATGAAATCCAAAAACTCTTCTTCTGTGACTCCAATCTCTGTTAACATTTCTAACTCAACTTCTTTTTGGTTAGCAAGTTTTGTTTGATGCCATTCATTTTCTATAAATCTAATTCCCATTCTATACTCCGTGTAAACTTCTATACCTATTTCTAAGGTCATAAAGTTTGTCAACATAATCTAAAGGGTCTGCCTCAAAGACTTGAACCCCTCCTCCATCTACAGCTACTATTGCAACTATATCCTCAACAACTTCCCCAGTAAGTTCCTCAACCATGATTGCATAAGCAGTCATCTGATGAAACCATGGGTCTGCCATGTATTCTTCTTTATACTTTGAACTTGTTTTAAAATCTATAATACAAAGTCTATTATCCCAAACACCAATACAATCTACTTGTCCTGCCATCTGTAATGAATCACTCCACATACTTGCCTCTAGTGCAAAGGGAATGATTTCATCTAACACTGGTTGTACTGCATTAAACATAGATTGGTCTAATACATTCTCAAAAACTATTTCTTCTTCTTGTCTTAAATACTGTTCAAAAAGAGAATGCATTTTTGTCCCTCTCTTTGCAGCTTGTGTAGATACTCTGTTTGCCTCTTCAGCACCTACTCGTTCTCTCCACAACTTGATGTGGTCTCTTGTAAGTAGTCCTGTCACTGTTGTGACACTTGGATATCTTTGACCTTCGGGTGTTTGATAAAACCTTTTCCCGTCTTCTTGAACACGGGTCATTGACTTCTGTAAGTCTTCTAGGTCATAAATTGATATTTGATTTTCCATAATATAGATACAGTATACTACGTTATGTTCTGTAAGTCAACATGTTTTTTTATTAT